CCTTAAAAGTAAGTATCCAAGAAGATAGGTAAAATGTCAGGGTTTAATCATCCCACTCATCACATTGATGCTCTTCTAACTCTAACTCTTCTAGAATACGTTCACAATCTTTACATTTAAAAAACCTGACATCATCTAATGCCACATGTAAAGAATCAGCATGTTCAAGGTCCTGCTCCATTTGTGGTCCCGCTAAAACTTCTGGAGGAAATGGACCCCTAGGAGCATGAGAAGACTTTGGAATGGCATGGCCCTGCACTGCAAACTTACGAATTAACTTCATTTATTTTTCCGACTTTTTAGATGCAGCCTTCTTCTTTGGTGCTTCAACGGATTCAGTAGTTGCAGGTTTTAAAGCCGCAAGTGCTGATGTTTGATCTTCCTTGTACTCTTCGGTAATAGTTAACAACCCTGCTTTTTTACGTTCATTTAAAAAGGAAGGCAAACACTTACCACAATACAAAATAGATTCTACTTTTGAAATTTTATACTCAAACATTGCTCGTCTGTCACAATTAACACAATTCATTACCACTCCACTCCATGAGAAAACTGTTTACCATAAACGTTTACAGGTGCTCCACCAGTCATTGGTCCTGGACGTGATGGTTCAGAAAATATCCTAGACAGTTGTTCCTTAGATTGTGGGTCAACCTCTGGGTGATCTGACAGGTTTTGAGCACGAGTCCAGAACTCAGGTGGGTACATACCAAAATTACGTAGTATCTGACCATGAGTCTTTATTGCTGGATTCCTTGAAACTTTCATAGCAAAGTTTAAAATCTTTTTATCAATTGCAGATAGCGGCGCTTGTTTTGATTCAGCACCAGAGTTAAAATCATTATAGGACTGATGGCCTCTGTCTATTGCACCAGCCATTACGGAACTTTCTTTCCGCCTCTTACTTTCTTAACAGGAACTCTTCCTGGTTTTGAAACAGCAGTAGGAGTTGGCATTTTAGAGGTATAACTTGCAGACGCATCTCCATACTTTACAGATACTTGTGTTCCTGGTTGTGCAAAGCCATGGACGCTCTCTGCAAAGTGCATTGTTCTTCCGTGCCCTGCTTTTGCAGACCTCTCAGCAAGACGTGCTTGTTGAGCGGTGCTTCTAGTTGTTGCTTCATGTTGAGCCGCATGCATTGCTAGAGTTGTTTGAGTTAAGTTCATTTGATCAGAGTCACGTTGAGAACGTGCCCCCTCTTTGTACTTGCTAGCCAAAAACCTACCTGCTATAGCAAATGGGTTTGGATCGTTTGGGGTCTGCATACTCATAGGTATATCATCTCTTAAAGAGGTTCTTTAGACTTGCTAACTGATAAGTGTTCTTCAATGCTAATTAGGCGCTCTCCCATTTCAACAAAGGCCTCCATTAGGACTCCCTGGTTGTCATACATTTTATTTACTACATCTTTTGTTGAACTTCCGCCATTACTGGAAAGTTCTCCGTCTAGGCGATTTAATCTCTCCATAACTCCTGGAACACGATCTCGGCCTGGAGACTCCTCTTCTCCAGACCAATCTCGTTTAAAATCTTCAAACCAACTCATAAATAAGTCTGCCTTTTCTTTATAAGGTTCAACTAATTGACGAAGCCCTAATAGGGCTGCGGTTATTATTCCAACCGTTGCAAAGACAGTGATTATCATATTGTTGGTCATCCGACTTATGTACCTTTCTTGAAGTTACTTCTTAGCGCCAAATCCGTAGGACGCATCCTTTGGATTTAATGCTTTGGCTAATGGGCCGAGAAGACCTGCAAGAAAAGCATTTGCTAAAGTCTTTGGGTCTGTAATACCGCTCATATACAAAGCGGCAACTGCTGCTGCTGCTGCACGTAGGTACGTACCTGCTGCGGCTTCTAGTGCTTTCTTATCCATACATCTCCTTACAAAGTGCCCAACCTCAAGAACAAATAATCCCTTAATCTTCTCGATTACGCAGTGGATACGTAACTGCCCATGCAATTAAAGTTCCAACAATTGCATATCCGACTATGGTTTTTGCACTTCCGTCTAAAACTACCCAGGCAATAAACATGCCAAGTAGTGTCCAGAGTTGGTCAACCATATCTTTTAATATCTTCACGGCTTACGTCTCCTAACCGTTCTCTTTGGTTTGTCATTGCCAGCGGCAGGACCGCCAGCACCTCCACCACTTGTTGGTGTTGTTCCCCCTGTTGCAGTTCCTGCTGCACTAACTGCAGCAGTTGTTGCTGCACCTGTTGCTGCCATTGTTGCTGCATTAATAGCGGCTTGTCCCGCAATTACTGATGCAACAATAATCTTCTCTGACTCTTCTCGCTCTTCAGTAGACATGTCAGCACCAATATTTAGTACGGCTGTTAATGCTTGTCCTGGATCATCAAATATTGCACCAATAAATTCAGCAGGACTTTCTAGTACAGTAAGTGCCGCTGCTACTTCTGCAGTAATTATAACTTCATTACCATTTTCATCTTGGCGAACCTCAACAGGAGTTTCTGCTGGTAAATCTTCATAAGTTAGTCCTGCTTCTTCAATTGCCTCAGCGGTAACTGCTTCTTCACCTGCAGACTCTATTAAGGCTTCTGCAACTAATTCTCTTTCTGCTTCAGTAAATTGCCCATCTTCAGAAAGAGTCTCGGAAAGATTGTTTACTTCAGTTTGAGTAATCTCACCATCGGCTGAAAGAACATCAAGGATTAAATTCTCTTCTGCTCCAGTTAAAGCGCCACCATCTGTAAAAGTTTCAATCAAGGCAGTCGCTTCGGCTTCAGTAACTCTGCCATCCAACATCAATAAATCAACTATCGCTTCTGCATTAGATTCTGATAATTCGCCATTATCCATAAGATCACTTAATATAGACTCTTGTTCTTCTAAGGAGGTTTCAAGTGAATCATCAAGAGTTAATTCAGGCACTAGAACAGGCTCAAGATCGACTTCTGGTTCTGGCTCAAGAACAGTCTCAAGTTCTGGGGTTGGCTGTATCTCTTCTTCAACAGGAACGTCAAGAACGGTTTCAACAGGCGGTTCAACAAGTATTGGTTGAAAATCAGGAACTCCTTCAAAGATTGGCTCTGGTTGAGGCTGAGGAGAAGGTTGAGGTTCTGGAACCACAACGATTGGCTCTGGTTGAGGCTGAGGAGAAGGTTGAGGTTCTGGAACCACAACAACCTCGGAAATTAAACTAATTGCAAAGTTTAATTCTGCTTCCTTAGTATCTAATATTGATTGAAGAGAGGTTTTTGTTGATGCCGCTAAAGTTAAAGTATTAGTAAAAAAGTTTGTGCTACCAATATTGTTTTTGTTGGTTGTATTAGTTGTATTTTGAGCAACAACTGGAGTAAGGCTTGAGTTTAATTGTGCAATGGTTGCATTTGCAGCGTCAACTGCTGCCTGAACTGTTTCTGTATTTGGATCTACATACGGAGTAAATGCTGCACCTTGACTTATTTGTCCAGCAAAACCTGCTCCAACATTAGTATCTGTAATTGGAATAAGTGCACCGTTGGTTGTTTCTCTAACATTAAATCTTGCTTGATCTGGTATTGGTCCATTAGCAGTTACACTTGCCATCCATGCCCCGTCATTTGGATTAACATCAGCATTAAATCTAATTTGAACCATTTGTGTAGAAGCATCTTGTTGCGGGAAAGGCCTTAAGTCCCAAGCAATATCTAAACTTGTTCCAGTAGTCGCATATGTAATTCCAGTTCCTGTGCTCCAAGTAGTCCAGTCCCATCCAGCAATAGATACAGAAGGTGCTCCTGGAGTTGTATGATAAACCCATCCTTCATTTGTTCCAAATGTTATCGTTGCATTTGATCCAACAAATACATTATTATAAACAGTTCCACCCATTTGCATTCCGAACGGAAGATTCATTTGAACCCCAGCATCATCTACTCCAGCCAAAACATTTGTGCTAGTTCCAATAGTGGCTTGTAAATTGTTGACTGCTGTTTGGGCAGCATCAATAGCAAGGTTTGCTTGAGTTAATTCGGTTTGTGCAGTTGCTTGTGCTGTAGACGCTTCTGTTTTTGCTGCAACGGCTTCAGATATTGCTGTCTGAGCCTCTGTTATTTGTGTTGTTATATTATTTATGGCGGTAGTTGCAACAGTTACTGTAGCCTTTGCATCTTGAACTACCTGAGAACTTTGATCTATTGGGGTAACAGATAAATCAACACTGCTAATAGTATTAATAGCGGTTTGAACATTATTTACTTCTGCATTAGCCAGAGATATTTTTGTGGCTATTTCTGCTGTAATACCTTGGGCTTGGGAATATTCGGTTTGTGCTTGTGTTACCTCTACCAAAGCATCGTTTGTGGCTGTAATGGCCTGCTGGACCTCTGTAGTAGCCGTTGTAAGGGCGCTATTAACTGCCTGTTGAGCAGGACTTACAACAACTTGATCTTGGTTATCCGTGGCTTTAGCATGGTCAGGGGCCATGATTCCAAAAATAGTTATGCATAATGCAGAACCTAATATAATGAATATTTTACGCTTTATTCTATTCAATTGGGGGGGTCACTCCAATGTATCTCTACAGTGGTATTATATCATTTATTAATTAATTAATGATAATAAGCAATAAAAAAGAGGGCCAACAATTAAGTTGACCCTCTAATTTAGAGAAGTTAATTACTTCTTTTTGTATCCTGTAGGACATACAGGTGCAACGGCTGTAACCTTTTTAGTTAACTTACCCTTTACACATGTGATTGTTTTCTTAGGAGCAACCATTAATTGAAGTTGCTCAATTTGCTTTGTGATAGATGCAATAAGCGCTACGATTCCATTAAGAACCTCAGCATTGCTAATTGCGCCATCTGCAATCTTATAAGATACAGTTTTTGCTGCATCAGTTGCTACATAGGCTGGAAGATCTACGATCATATTGTATGAACCATTGACATTGCCAACAGTAAACTTATATGTCTTTACTCCTTGAGCAAATGTATCTGCTGATGTTGGAGCAGCAATTGCTGTTAATCCACCACCAGAAATGGCAACGCCACTTCCAACTGTAGAGGTATCTGCAACCTTTGCGCCATTAATATCAGTAGCAGAGATTGTAAGTGTAGCAATTTCTCCTGGAACATAAGAGTTCTTATCAAGAGATGCTGTGTACTTATTTACGCCTAGACCACATGCTGCAACAAACTCGTTTGAGTAAATTTCAGATAGATCTGACAATACATGCTTGATTCTTACAATAGAAGAACCAGATGTAGCAGCGCATGTCCAACCACCAGTTTGTACGGCAGTAGCAGATGATGCCCCACCTACAGAAACTGCAGTGACTTGAGAAGTATACTTTGTGGTATCAGCAGTTGGAGTAACTCCAGCCAATTGATTACCAGCAGCATCCTTAACTACAAAGTCATAAGTTCCTGTGCGTGCTCCATTAGATAGTGCAATGTCAACACCTGTTACGGAGATTGATGCTGCACGACCTGAGAATGCAATACTTTTAGTTGCAAGAGTTACACCATTAAAAGTAATTGTAATTGTTGTGTTTACTGGCTTGTTTTCATTTGCAGTTCCTTGAACTACATATAAAACTCCAGAAGTTCCTGTTTTGGCTGCTGTATTAACCTGTGTGCTTGGAGCAGCATCCCATGCTACTACCGCACCATTGGTTGCAGTTGCTTGAATTACACCGCTAGTTGATAGTTGTGCTGCATAAGCATCCATTGCACGAACGTTTACGTATCCCGTTCCCGCATTAGTAACGCTTGTTGCAGTTGCAACATCTACACTAGATGTTAATGTTCCTGCTGTTGCTGAATCTTGTACACGAACGTAAGAGTCTGCTACAGACAAAACGTTTGTTTTTACAGTTGTTCCAGCATAGATAGTTTTAATATCAATAGTAGAAGTGGTTGAGCCAACCTTCTTCTTTTGTGTTACCGTTACGGTACCTGCACCATTAACAGTCAACTTAACATTTGTTGGCAGTGTAACTGCTGTTGATGTTGTTGCTGTAAATGTAAACAACTTACCTAGATTAGTAAGTGTTACTCCAGTAGGGTTTGACCCTGCTGCTGTGTAATCAGTAAATGTAGCAGGACCAGAGATTTCTAACGAAACGTTATCGTCTGCTGTAGAGGCCAAAGTGTCGCTTGTTGTTAATACAACGACCGCATTGACTCCAGATTCTGCCTTAGTTGTGTCTGTTAATACTGTGACCCCACGAGCCCCTGCAGATAGTGAATCAGATAATACATATCCGTTACTTACTGCTGCTGATGCTTGTGGCATAACAGTAAAAAATGTACTCGCCATCGCTGCAGCGGTAACAAGTGCTATCTTTTTGAATGAATTCATTTTTCTCCTATTTCTTTTTATATTAGATTGAATCTATCTAGATAATCTTTTACGTCATCTGGGATAGGTTTATATTGTATCACGTTGTCTGGTAGGTCGTCAACTTGCTTTGGCCTATCTTTAAACGTATGTACTTCTATTTCTTGATTTACATTTTTAGGCGTAAAACTAATGGCCCCAAAGACCGCTCCGCATACAGCATCAGAAAGGTCCTTAGATTTTTTACGTGGGTGGTCAACCTTTTTGTCATTAATAATCTTAAGTTCACCCATCTCGTCTAGCAATAAGGGAATCATGGGCATAGCAACTCTTTCTTCATATACAAGCATTGCTAGATCTTCATAGTGTTTTTTCCCTACAGATATTGTTTCAGTTTTGATTCCGACAGATTTTAATTCATTTTGAATATCAAATGATTGCCACCTATCAAAAGAAACCAAGCCTATGTTAAATCCCTGCCTTCTTAGATTAATAATCCAATTTTTTACATCGCTCAGGTTAACTGGGCCTTCTGTTTTTGGTTCCCACCACGCAACTGCGTCAACAATAACAATTGGAGCAACCTGTTCATAATCTTTTAATACTTGAAGACTAACCCATTTATCAACGTGTGCAATTGCTACGGCACACTTGTCATGTTTTTGTGCAAGGTCAGCATGAATATAATATATTTTTTCTGGATCTGGTTGAAAAGAAGAATCAAATCTTCTTGAACTGTCTACTGGATTTCTTAATGACATGCATTTTTCTAGTTTATCTCTTTGTTTAAAGAATGCATCAGAAGAATATGTTGGTTTACAGGCAAAGCGCATCATGGCATCACCAAGGTCTGTAAAAAATGAAAGTTTAAAGTCTTCAATATCTCTAGTTGGATTTACTTCCCACGTTGGTTTTTTTAATGCAAGAATTCCTGGGAATTTATAAGACTTTATATAATCTTCGTCCCAGGTAATTTCAAATGTATTATCTGGATGATCTTCAGGCAGAGTGGGATTAATAATAAATTTATGATGTTTTTCAATTACTTCTTTTTCTGCAATAACATCGTCATATCTTTTTGAAATAAAGTCTCCAACATATCTAGGGAATGAAAGTAATGCAACTTTGCCTAAATCTGGGAAACGAGAATCAACTGATCCACGAAATGCCTTATAAATATTTTCTGCAGTCTTGCCTTGTTCATTTCCAGTTCCAACTTCTGATGCAAAACCAGAAATTTCATCAAGCACTGCAAGTATTAAGTTCAAACCTTCATGCGATTCTCTTTCTGAATGTCCAGAATAAACCGTAATGGACTTATTAAACTCTATACTATCTGCTTTTGCATAAAATTTTCCTGCAAACCAAGGTGATCCTTCAATCTTTGTTTTAAATCCTTTAAAGAAAACATTCTTAGCCTGTTGAGCATTAATAGCAACGTTAATAATATCAATAGCATCTCCAGCAGGCTTGCCATAATAAGTCGCAGGGTCTTTAAGGCATAATAGTTTATACACTACATATGCACAGGCTACTGTTGATATAAAATCTTTACCGCTACCCTTGCCAAGTTGAAGGATTAG